GAAGAGACACGGAATCAGATGCAGTCATCCGGCTGGAAGAAATACACACATTTTTCTCCAACGAATGTTTCATATGCAATTCCAGCCGAAATCTGTATCAAGTGCTTCCTGTAATATAACTTATCGCCCCAAAGTCAACTGCCCGCCTGATGGGATAGCTTCTTTGCTAACGGCAGGGTGAAGATAAATTCCGTTCCCACGCCTTCCGTGCTGATACAGTTGATGTTTTCGCCGTGTGCCTGGACAATCTCCTTTACGATGGAGAGACCAAGCCCGGTTCCTTTTTTGTCCTTGCCGCGGGAGAGATCCGTCTTGTAGAAGCGCTCCCAGATCTTTTTGATGCTGTCGCCCGGGATGCCGATGCCAGTGTCCTTGACGGAGACGAAGATCTTGTCGTTCTTCTCTGTGGTCTCGATTGTGATTGCGGAGTCCGTGTGGCTGAATTTGATTGCATTGTCGATCAGGTTGTAGAGTACCTGCTCGATCTTACTCATATCGGCGGAGACAAAAAGCTTCTCGCCGGTTAAGATCAGGTTGAAAGTAATGCGCTTTTCCATGCAGCGCCCCTCGAACGTCTGGACTGTCATGCGGATCGTGTGATTGATGTCGAAATCCGTGATGTCCAGCATCGTGCCGTGTGAGCCGAACTTGTTTAACTCAAGCAGGCTCTTGGTCAGCTTGTTCAGCCGCTCGGTCTCAAAGAGGATGATGTTTAAATATTTGTCCTGCATCTCTACGGGAATGGTGCCGTCGAGCATCGCCTCCACATAACCTTTGATGGAGGTGAGGGGCGAACGGAAATCGTGCGAGACGTTGGAGACGAACTTTTTCTGGTCGTCCTCCAGGGTATTCAGCTCGTTTGCCATGTAGTTGAGCGAAGCGGCGAGATAGCCGATCTCATCGTTGGAGTGAACATCAATCTTTTTCTCAAAGTTGCCGGCGGCATATTCGTCCGCCGCTTTTGTAATCTTGCGGATCGGTATGTACACCACATAGGTAAACAGAATCAGTACCACAAAGGCTGCCAGAAACAGAAGCCCAAGCGTCTCATAAGCGATGGCGACAAGTCCGTTCGCGTAGGACACGAGACTGCTGGTCGGCTTGTGGATGACCACATAGCCGCGCACCTTGTAGTTGACGGTGATCGGCGAGAAAACACTTAGCATCTCTGACGTAAACTGGTTATAAAACGTGCCGGTCTGATAATAGCGGCTTCCGAAGTCGGTAATGTTGAAGCCGGGAACCGGTGTGGGATCACAGCCCGGCGCCGCCGTGTTCAGAATGATGCTGCCGCGCGTGTCCACGATCCAGATTTCGCTGGAGAGATAGGTGCTTAAGGTGGAAAGCTGTGTCTGTATCTCGTCCAGCGTCATGGTCTTGGAAAAATAATTCCCGGCATAGTTGGAGGAGATCAGGGCGGATTCCCGGTAGAGGCTGGCAGCCTCCTTTTTTTCCACAAAGGCAAACGTAATGTGGTAGGTAAAGGTTGTGATGATGAGAAAACCGATCAGACCGTACATCAGATAGCCGGCGAGCAGTTTGGGGTAAAGGGTACGTTTCATAGGTCACGAACCTCGAATTTGTAGCCGATGCCCCAGACCGTTGCGAGGCTCCAGTTGGCATGATCCTTGATCTTCTCGCGGAGACGCTTCACGTGAACATCCACAGTACGCGTGTCGCCGATGTATTCATAACCCCAGATGTGGTCTAATAGCTGCTCTCTTGTAAAAACCTGATTCGGCGAAGCCGCAAGAAAATATAAAAGCTCCAGTTCCTTTGGCGGCATATCGACGGCCTGCCCCATGTAGATGACGGAGTAGTTCGAGAGATTGACCACCAGATCCGTGTACTTGACACATTTTAACTCTGCAGCGGGTTCTTCCTGCTTTGCCGGCTGATAGCGGCGCAGCACTGCCTTGACGCGCGCGACAAGCTCCTTGGAGTCGAACGGCTTCATCATGTAATCGTCCGCGCCGAGCTCCAGACCGAGTACCTTGTCAAAAATCTCGCCTTTGGCTGACAGCATAATGATCGGAACATTTGCCTTCGCACGGATCTCACGGCAGACCTGATAGCCGTCCATGCCGGGAAGCATCAGATCGAGCAGGATCAGATTCGGATTGTACTGATCAAAAGCGATCATGGCTTCCTCGCCGTCATTGACGATCCGGGTATCGAAACATTCCTTTGTGAGATACAGGGAAATCAGTTCTGCGATATTATTGTCATCATCTACGATGAGAATTTTCTGTTTTGCTGCCATATCATCATCTCCTCATTTTTATTTTAAATATCAGTCCTTAAACTCGGCAATCGTGACGCCGGCATCGCCCTCGCCGAACTCGCCGAGGTGGAATGATTTGACATATTTTAAGCGCTTTAAATGAGCCTGTACCGCGTTGCGGAGTGCGCCGGTGCCTTTCCCGTGGACAATGCGCACGGACGGCAGATGCGCCAGATAAGCGTCGTCCAGATACTTGTCAAGAAGCGGAATGGCCTCGTCGGTCGTCTTGCCGATGAGGTTGATCTCTGTGGAGACGGAGGCGGATTTGCTCATCTTGATCTTGCCGGCACTGGTCTTCTGGAACTTCTTGGTGCCCGGTGCGGCATCCTCTTCCAGAAGGATCAGGTCGTTGATGTTGACCAGAGAGCGCAGAATTCCCATCTGCACATACAGGTCGCCCCTGGCATTCGGAAGGGAATGAACGGTGCCCTTTAAGTTCATGCTGATGACTTTGACGCTGTCGCCGATGCGCAGCTTCTTCGGAACGTTGTGGTTCGGTACGGAAGCTTTTTTCTGCTCGGACATCTTCTGTGCGGCTTTGTCCATCTTGCCGCGCAGCTTGGTACGTTCTTTTTCCATCTCGCTGACCGGTGCGCCCGCCTTGCCGTATTTGTTAAAATTGCGGATCGTCTCATCGGCGACGTCCTTGGCTTCTTTTAAGATATTGTATGCCTGCTCGTTTGCCTCGCGCAGAATCTTGTCGCGGCTGGAATCCAGGCGCTCCTGCTTCTGCTCCAGCTTTTCTTTTAAGGACTCGATCTCGGCTTTGTACTGGTTGATCTCTAACTGCTCCCGCTCGATCGTGCTGCGGCTCTTCTCAAGATCTGCGATCAGGTCTTCAAAATCGCCCTCACTCTTGCTGATGCGCCCCTTGGCGTCGGTAATGAGGTCCGACGGAAGACCGAGCTTCTCGGAGATGGCAAACGCGTTGCTCTTGCCCGGAATACCGATTAAGAGGCGGTAGGTCGGACTTAACGTCGCTACGTCGAACTCACAGCAGGCATTTTCCACGCCCGGTGTGGAGAGAGCATAGACCTTGAGCTCGCTGTAATGCGTCGTAGCCATAATGCGTGCTCCGTAAAGGTGGAGCTTTGAGAGAATGGAGATCGCAAGCGCAGCGCCCTCGGTCGGATCGGTCCCGGCGCAGAGCTCATCGAAAAGTACCAGAGAACGGTCGTTGACCTGCTCTAAGATACGGATGATGTTGACCATGTGGGAGGAGAAGGTACTGAGCGACTGCTCGATACTCTGCTCGTCCCCGATGTCAGCGAACACTTCGTCAAAAATACCGAGTTCCGAGCGCTCGGACGCCGGAATATGCAGGCCGGACTGTCCCATCAGCGTCAGCAGACCGACGGTTTTTAAGGAGACCGTCTTGCCGCCGGTGTTCGGACCGGTCACGATCAGCAGGCGAAAATCCTCGCCGAGCCGCACGTCGATCGGAACGACCTTTTTCGGATCGAGTAACGGGTGGCGTCCTTTGCGGATGTGAATCCGCCCGTCATCATTAAAAAGCGGGGCGACCCCGTTGTATGTCTGCGCGAAAGCTGCTCTGGCAAAAATAAAGTCCAGCTCGGTCAGAAGTTCATAGTCGGCGAGCAGCTGTGTGGCGTAGGAGGCGGTCAGATTGCTTAAGCCGGCAAGGATGACCTCGATCTCCTCCTGCTCACGGAGCTGCAGCTCTTTGTATTCGTTGTTCAGATTGACGACAGCCATCGGCTCGATGAAAAGTGTGGAACCGGTGGAGGACTGGTCATGGATCATGCCGGGAACGAGAGACTTTGCTTCCGCTTTGACCGGGAGACAGTAGCGCCCGTCGCGCATGGTAATGACGGTGTCCTGCAGATAGCTTCTGGTCGTGGTGTTGTTGATCATGGAGTTCATCTGTGCGCGGATCTTATCGTTCATTCCGCGCATGGAGCGCCGGATCGAGTGCAGCGTGCTGCTGGCGTCGTCGGCAATCTCGTCCTCGGAGAGAATACAGCGCCGGATCTCGTCACACAGCGGCGTGAGAGGCTCGATGCCGGCAAAAAGGCTGGTCAGGGAATCGTCCGGCTGATCATTGTCGTCCTGTGATCTGGCAAAAGCCTTCGCGCGTTTCGCGGACTCTAAGAGGGAGCAGACGCGCAGCAGTTCGATGGCGCTTAAGGTGCCGCCGATCTCTAAGCGCTTTAGCGAATCGCGGATGTCCGTAACTCCCGAAAAGGACAGGGAGCCGTATTTGAACAGCCGGCTTAAGGCATCCGATGTCTGCTGCTGCAGCTGTTCGATCTGCGCGCGGTCGGTGATCGGGCGCAGCTTCTGACAGCGCGACTTGGCGTCGGCGCTGAAAGCATATTCGGTCAGTTGATCGAGAATCTTGTTATATTCTAAGGTGTGTAATACTTTTTCGTTCATAGCAGTTCCTTTGATTTGATTGTCACATGGTTATGTCCTTCTTATTATATATGATTCCGGGAGTCTTGGAAAGCGGAACCTGAAAAGAATTGTAGAATCCTATTGCAAGCGTATGTGATTCATTTTATAATGATTACTGGTACGGTTTTCAGAAATTCGTGTGTAAATACATGCAGAAAAGAGGAAATCATGCAGCAAAAGGATAACGATCAGTTTTCTTTTATTAACGAAAAAATCAAAGAAAAGCCGGTCAATAAGAAGCGATTGCTGATGCAGGCAGGTTTTATCGCCCTGATGGCAGTCGTTTTTGGAATCATAGCAAGTCTGGTTTTTGCATATTTTCAGCCTAAGTTTGAATCACTGTTTTACCCTGAGGAGGAACCGGTGGTCACCATTCCGCAGGATTCGGTTGCGGAGACGGAGCAGACCGAGGAGACAGAGACATCCGAGGAGACGGAGGCATCCGAGGAACCGCAGGCGCCTTCCGAGGAACCGCCGGTACAGCAGCCCGAGGAGCTTGAGATTGCGGATGTACAGAACGTGCAGAACAAGCTGTATGCGGTAGGAAGAGAAGCCAACCGCTTTGTTGTGACAGTGACGGGGGTCAAGAGTGATACGGACTGGTTCAACAATTCCTACGAGAGCAGAGGACAGGCATCCGGTATCATCATAGCGGATAACGGTCAGGAACTACTGATCTTAACGGAGCGCAAGGTCATCTCGGATGCACAGGAAGTCTACGTTACATTTATCAATGACGTGACGGTGGAGGCATCCATGAAGCACTACGATGGCAATACGGGGATTGCGGTGCTCTCGGTACCGAAGGAGCAGGTGGATACGGATACCATGAATGCGATCTCGGTGGCGAAGCTTGGAAATTCACTGACGACAATGCAGGGAACGATGGTCATTGCGGTGGGAAGTCCGCTCGGAACGAACTATTCGATCCTCACGGGCAACATCACATCTACCAATAATGTGATTTCCACGATTGACAATAATTATACCGTTTTTACGACGGACATTGTGGGCAGCAGCAGCGGCAGCGGCGTCATCATCAACGTGAACGGTGAGGTGATCGGTCTGGTCATGCAGGACTACGGCAATGAGGAGGATCAGACGACACTGACAGCGATTTCGATCTCCGAGTTAAAGCAGCTGATCGAAAAACTGTCCAACAATCAGGACATTCCGTATATCGGTCTGGGACTGACGACGGTTTCCGCGGCAACCGCCAAGGAATATGACATTCCGAAGGGCGCATACATCAAGGAAGTCAAGATGGATTCACCGGCGCTGGCGGCAGGACTGCAGAGCGGCGATGTCATTACAGAGATGGGCGGAGAGGTTGTCTACACGGTGGACAGTTATGAGAGCAAGCTTCTGGCATTGGAACCGGGCGATGAGGTGGAGATCGTTGTACAGCGGCAGGGCGCGGAGAAGTACGAGGAGATCACCTGCACGGTACAGGTCGGAGTGTTAAAGTAGAGGATAGTAACAGAAGGCGGTGCCTTGTGGCACCGCCATATTATGGAAATGAGGTCAGAAATGAAGTATATTGAGAGCCTGCGTGAGGGCGAGAGAATCAACGAAATCTATTTATGCAAGGTAAAGCAGTCAGCGCTGACAAAGGCGGGAAAGCCTTATGATAATCTGATCCTGCAGGATAAGACCGGTACGCTGGACGCCAAGATCTGGGAGCCGGGCTCGGTTGGAATCGATGAGTTTGATTCGTTAGACTATATTGCAGTCATGGGAGACATCACAAGTTTTCAGGGAAATCTCCAGCTCAACGTAAAGCGTGTGCGCAAGGTGCAGGAAGGGGAATACGATCCGAAGGATTATCTGCCGGTATCCAAAAAGGACATCGACGAGATGTATACAGAGCTTCTGGGACTGATTGCTTCCGTGAAGCATCCGTATTTAAAAAAGCTTCTGGAGAGCTTTTTTGTCGAGGATAAGGATTTTGAAAAACGGTTCAAGTTCCATTCCGCAGCAAAGAGCGTGCATCACGGATTTGTGGGCGGACTGCTGGAGCATACGCTTTCTGTGACGAAGAACTGTGATTATTTTGCGGAAACTTATCCGATCTTAAACCGCGATCTGATCGTGTCTGCGGCAATTTTCCATGATATCGGAAAGCTGGAGGAACTCTCGACGTTCCCGGAGAACGATTACACGGATGAGGGACAGCTTTTAGGACATATCATGATCGGTGCCGAGATGGTCGGAGAGCGGATCCGCACGATTCCGGGATTCCCGAAGGGAACCGCCAATGAGTTGAAACACTGCATTTTGGCACACCACGGAGAACTGGAATACGGTTCGCCGAAGAAACCGGCACTTGCGGAGGCACTGGCACTCAGTTTTGCGGACAATATTGACGCCAAGATGGAGACAATACGGGAGATTTTTGCAAGTGTTCCGGAGAACAATATGGAGTGGCAGGGATATAACCGCCTGCTGGAGAGCAATATCCGCAGATCAGGAAGAGAGTCATAGGTATATCACAGGATATGAAGAAAAACGACAGTATTGAGTTAAAGATCGAAGATATGGGCGTGGACGGAGAGGGCATCGGAAAATACGAGGGGATGACCTTTTTCGTGAAGGATGCTGTGATCGGGGATACGATCCGTGCCGGCATCACGAAGCTCAAGAAGAACTACGGCTATGCCAGGGTGCAGGAGATTTTAGAACCGTCGCCGTACCGTGTGCAGCCGGAATGCCCGCTGTATGCGCGCTGTGGCGGCTGCCAGATCCAGGCGATGGATTATAGGCAGCAGCTTTGCTATAAGCAGAAAAAGGTGCGCGGCAATCTGATCCGTATCGGAGGATTTGCGCCGGAACTCATTGATTCCGTGATGGAGGAGATTGTGGGGATGGAGCAGCCGTATCGTTACCGCAATAAGGCACAGTTCCCGATCGGCGCGGACAGGGACGGGATGCCGGTGGCGGGATTTTACGCAGCGCGCACGCACAGCATTATCCCGGTGGAGGATTGTAAACTGGGCGTTACACAGAATGAGCAGATCCTTGGAGCGGTGCTTTCCTATATGCGTGAGAACGGCGTCCGCCCTTATGATGAGACGACCGGGAAGGGACTGGTGCGCCATGTGCTGATCCGCTATGGCTTCACCTCAAAAGAGCTGATGGTCTGTCTGGTCATTAACGGAGAGACGCTTCCGCAGGAGAAGAAACTGGTGGATGTGTTGTGTAAAATGGACGGCATGACCAGCATTTCCGTGAATATCAACCGGAAGAATACGAATGTGATATTAGGGGAGGAGACCCGGATCATCTGGGGATCGGATTATATCACGGATCAGATTCATCTGCGCGACTGTGACCATGATTTTGCACTGACAGATACGGCAATCGCCTATCACATTTCCCCGCAGTCTTTTTACCAGGTAAAGACGGAGAAGTTGTACAGTCTGGCACTTTCCTACGCGGGTCTGACTGGCAGGGAGACAGTCTGGGATCTATACTGTGGAATCGGGACGATCTCGCTGTTTCTGGCACAGAAGGCGGGGAAGGTCTACGGCGTGGAGATCGTGCCGCAGGCAATCGAAGACGCTAAGAGCAATGCGGCATTAAACGGTATTACCAACGCCTCCTTTTTCGTGGGAAAAGCGGAGGAGGTTCTTCCTGAGTTCTATGAAAAGGAGAGCCGGAAGCCAGATGCGGACATGCTTCATCCGGATGTGATCGTTGTCGATCCGCCCCGGAAGGGATGCGATGAGAAGTGCCTAGAGACGATGATTCGCATGAAGCCGGAACGGATTGTGTATGTCAGCTGCGACCCGGCAACGCTCGCGAGGGATCTAAAGATTCTGTGCGAGGGTGGCTATGAGCTGCGGAAGGTAAGACCGGTGGATCAGTTCGGGCACACAACACATGTGGAGACAGTCTGCCTTTTAACCCGCATAAAATAAGCATTTTCAAGGTTTTTATGGTGTCGGAAATGTCGGATTGCCACCCATTTGCCACCCTAATTCTGAAAAACATCACTGAACACAAGAAAAGCACTGAACCCGTTGAACTATTGCCGGATTCAGTGCTTTTTCAGGTCTTTATGTAGTTGTTATGATGTTTTTGCCTGTGTCACCTGTTCAAACAGATCAACAGAGCGTTCAACCATCTTTTCAGTATCATGCACATAGGTCTGCAAGGTGGTTTCAATGTTGGTGTGTCCTAACCGGGTCTGTACGTCCTTCACATCCGCACCGTTTTCAATCAGTAGTGTGGCGTGGGTGTGCCGTAATGAATGGTAATCAAAGGCAAGCAGCAGTTCTTTATGGATGACCCTTGAACAGAATTTGAAGGAATCCGTTGAAGTATATTGACCGTTTTCTGCAATGCAGACCATGCGAACCCGTGGCAAAGGCGAATTGATACACTTCTGAATTGGAACTATGCGCTTCATATCATTGCCTTTTTCATCCTTTTCAACCTTGATGACATGGATGGTGTAATATTCACCGTACTTCATTTCATTCTTTGCCTGTCTGACCTTTTCAGCCTTCAACGCCCGGTACAGGGTTTCACCAAACTTCACAGTTCTGTTTGATGTGACAGTTTTGGTTGTGCCAAAGTACCATGATGACCGCTGTTCTTTTTTCCCCTTCTGTTCAACAACCTTTCTGACATCTGCCCCAAAGTTACGCTTTACAATCTGCTTGTTGACGCTGATGGTGCGGTTATCAAGGTCTATATCATCCCAAGTCAGGGCAAAGGTTTCAGAGATACGCAAACCAGTATAAAAACCGATCATAAGCGGAATATGAAAGCGGGAATCAGGCGGGAAACGGTCAATGATCTGCTGCCATTCGTCCAAGGTTAAAATGATGCGTTCCCTTGGTGCTTTTTCAACCTTGGGAAATTTGACATACTGCATAGGGTTTGAAGTGATATAGTGCATTGGTTCAACAGCATAGTTTAGTGCTGCACTGAATACGGACAAAATGCCGATCATGTGACTTTTAGAATTGCCGTTCATTTTCAGTTCAACAGCATATTCCTGTAATATTGCCGGGGTGATTGCTTTCAAGCGGTACACGCCAAACTTGGGAATCAAATGCCCCTGAATGATTCGCAAATAACCGACTTGTGTATTATATTTCAGGTTGGTCTTGCAGTACAGGTCAAACCACTGGTTCAGGTAGTCAGCAACCGTGATTTCAGTAGGTTCAAAGACTGCCCCGGCATTGTTGTATTCATGCAAAGCCTTGGCAAGTGCTGCTTCTGCTTCTTTCTTGGTGCGGAATCCTTTCTTTTCTTTCCTTTTGCGTTTTCCGTCAACTTTTCCAAGGTCAAAATAGTATGACCATGTTGCACCCCTTTTTCTTACTGAACCTTTCATAATATCATCCTTTCTGTAATTGAATTTATAGGTAATGGATGATATAATTGTGGTGCATAGCCTATATCATCCTATTCCTTGGTTGGTGTTTGGTTATCCCGACCCCTGAACCGCTGCAACGGTGTATGGGGTCAATTTTTACAGTTCTTTCAACATTGTGTTAGTATCTTGTAAATAGCGGATTGCTGCATCAATCATCAGATCAATATTAACTGTATCTTCTTCATATGCGATTGCCTTAGACGCTGCTGTTAAAATACTCAATGCAGTCTGATTGTTAAGATCAATCTCATTAAGGTTAATAGTATTTTCTTTCATAGTTTCTAACCGTCCTTTCTTGAATTATCCCATGAGTGGAATTTGCTGCTTTAACTGTTCCATTGCTTGTGTTCTGCATTGAAGCATTTCATCATATGAAGAACAGAAAATATAAACCGTCCACCCATTAAAGCCGTACATTACTCCACATTTTATAGTAATATAAGGTTTTTCCTTCCTGTCAGGATCAATAGAAAACTCCCACCGGGTATGTGCTTCATCCGGGTGAATGATGTTATATCTATGATCTTCTATATTGATTACTTTTCCCATGAATATCACTCATCCTTTCAGAATATATTTTTTGTACTGTTCCATAACAGAATCAGAAACACCGCTTTTATAAATTTTTCGAATGTCACTGATGGTTTCATCTTTCAGCAGTTTCAACCTGTCAATCAGGTCTGTTCTACTGTTGGCAAAACTGCAACATTTACCACTTGCGTATTCAATTCTATAACGCATATAGTTCCCATCCTTTCATGTGTTTGATTATCCCTATTCCTTGACCTTCAAGGTGCTGCAACACCTGTGACAGAAGGTTATTGTTTTTGTAATTGAGAAATCTTAAATTTTATAAATTCTCTGATTTCTTCATCAAGTTTTTGCAACTGTTCAGCCGTGTAATCTTCACAATGAAAATCAAAGTTATGTTCTAACCATGTTAGAATTTCAACTTGATTCCGAAGATCTGAAAGCCTTTCTTCACCCAGTTCACCATCTATTTTTTCAAAGATGGTTTTATATGGGGTATCACCTACAATCCAACCTTCAAGAACACCAAAGTAGTTTGCAATAAGTGAAAGATTGTGTTTTTCAGGAACACGTTTCCCGGTTTCATATTGCTTGACTGTACTTAAACCAATTTTTGCACCGTCAGCAAGTTCTTTTTGGGTGATGCCTTTTTCTTTTCTTAGTGTTTTGATACGTTCGGCAATAACAGATGCGTTATACATCCGCTTGGTCAATCATTTGCCCCCTTTCATTGGAATTTGAACAAAGTGCTGTGTCATCTCGTGCGGTTGATTCTTCCACTTAACGGTTTCTTGTTTTAGGGGTAAAGTGCCGATTGGTTCAGCCTGTCCGCTTTCTTCAAATAGTGCGGTACACTGTGCTTTCTTGCCCTACCGTTCCTGTTTTCTTCAACTACTTTGACGGGTCATGTTTATTCTTCACACGCTCTATCTGCTATCCGGCAGCCTGACCACCATGTCACTTGCGTGTAGCCCTATCGCTTCACCCGTGTCCTTCCTACTTGCTTTGTTCATAAATTGGTACTTTTGAGTACCTTGAAAGTATTCATGTGAATACCTTATAATTGCATTATAGTGGTGGTGGTGGTGAAAGTCAACACTAAATTTTATAAATTGAAAGGAATGAATGATATGAGAAACAAAGAAATTCGTAATGCAATGAAACAGAAGGGAATCACACAGTGGAAACTTGGTGAATTGCTTGGTGTGAGTGAAAACACTGTCAATAGAAAATTGAGGAAAGAATTACCGGAAGAAGAAAAGCAAAAGATTCTTGAGGTTATCAACTCTTGCGGAAAGTAAGGGGTGATAGATGATTATGAGCAAATTATATAAAGGGTTCATAGAAACCAAGGGCAAGGCAAGCATTGAAAAATTGAAAAACAGAACCACATGGAAAACCTATGATGAAGTGAAGAACCTGAACGGGTTCGGCGGGGTTTTGGCTGATGACACTATCCTTATCGACATTGATGATTCTGACCAATCTGAAATTCTGATGAACATTGTGGAAGAACTGCAACTTGACTGTAAAGTCCTTTGTACCAGTAGGGGAAAACACTTTCTTTTCAAGAATCATACTATTGCAAGGAACAGGACACACGTTCAGTTGGCGGTTGGTCTTACTGCTGATATAAAAGTCGGCAGTAAGTTATCCTATGAGGTTATCAAGATTGACGGTGAAGAAAGGTTTTGTGAATGGGACATTGAAGAAGGTGGAAAGTATCAGGAAGTTCCCAAGTGGTTGTTCCCGGTCAAGGCAACCGCAGACTTTGTTGATATGGATGCCGGGGACGGAAGGAATCAGGCACTTTTCAATTACATCCTGACCCTGACTGCAAATGATTTCACGGTTGAAGAAACCCGTGAGTGCATCCGCATCCTGAACAAGTTTGTTCTGAAACAACCGCTGTCAGATGATGAACTGGAAGTGATCTTGCGTGATGATGCTTTTCAGAAACCTGTTTTTTTCCTTGGCAGTACATTCCTGTTTGACAAGTTTGCCAACTACATGATTAACAACCATCATATAGTGAAGATCAACGGACAGTTGCACATATACAAAGACGGGATATATTGCAGTGATATGAATGTGATTGCCGGGGTAATGCGTTCATACATTCCCAACATCAAGAAAAGTCAAAAGACAGAAGTTATTGATTATATGTATGACATGACAGAAGAAAAAGAACAGTCAGATGCAAACCTGATTGCTTTCAACAACGGTGTATATGACCTTGTGACCGGGGAACTGAAACCATTCAGCACGGACATTGTTATTACCAATAAGATTCCTTGGGACTACAAGCCGGATGCCTATTCTGAACTGGCAGACAGTACACTAAACAAGTTAGCGTGTGGTGATGCAGCAATCAGGGCGTTGTTGGAAGAATGTATTGGTTACTGCTTTTACAGAGCAAACACCTTCAACAAGGCGTTCATCCTGACAGGTGACAAGTCAAACGGTAAAAGTACATTTCTGAAAGTCCTGACGGTGCTGCTTGGTGAACATAATGTTGCATCATTGGATTTGAAGAACTTGGGGGACAGATTCAGCAAGGCATCACTGTTTGGAAAATTGGCAAATATTGGTGATGATATATCTGATGAATTTGTCCCGGATGCATCCCTTTTCAAGAAGATCACTGACGGGGGAAGGATTCAGGTTGAAAAGAAAAGTCAAGACCCGTTTGAGTTCAACCCTTATGTGAAACTAATTTTTTCTGCTAACAATATGCCAAGAATCAAGGACAAGACCGGGGCGGTACTTAGGCGTTTGGTTATTATTCCATTCAATGCACGGTTCAGTGAATCAGATGCAGATTACAACCCTAACATAAAAAGTGATCTGACACAATCTGCATCAGTTGAATATCTTATCAGGCTTGGTGTGGAAGGACTAAAAAGGGTAGTAAAAAATAATCATTTTACTGAATCAAAGAAGGTACAGAAGGAAATTGAAGAATATGAAGATTTCAATAATCCTGTAAAGGGATTTTTCCGGGAATGCAATGAACAGGATGGTGCTGATTATATTTTCAGGGAAACAGCAACGGCAATTTATAAAAGGTATCAGGTGTATTGTGCAGAAAACAATTTTCAGCCGGAAAGCAATACAGTATTTGGAAGAACCCTGAAAAGCCTGTTTGGTGTTGAAAGTAAACAGAAGAAGATCAGCGGTAAAAACGTAAGAATGTATGTGAAAGTAGCAGAAGGTAGCGAATAGTAACAAATAAGGTAGCAACAAAAAGCCGTATAAAATAAAGAGGTAGCAAATGGTAGCAAATACTTCAAACTTCTTTATTATTTTAATATTTTTTAATCAGTTATAGATAGTAAAAAAGAAAAAATAAATAAAATAAGAATTATTTGCTACTCTGCTACCTTTTGCTACCAGTGAACAGAAAGGATTGAAGGAAGATGACAGGTGAACAGTTTATTGAAAAAGTTAGAGAAATCAAGGAAATATCAAGTGTTGAATGGGATGTAAAAGGTGATTATCTTAATGCTGATGAAGTCCGGGTGAAGGTGGTAGCAGATAATGGTGAATATAATTTGCTGCTTGGAAGTCCGGCACTGCATGACAAGGTTGAAACATTGTTACAAGATTCTTGGGTGGAACGTGTTAGTTTCATTCTGTTGGTGAATAAACTGATGGAATTACAGGGAAGAAGTGAAAGATTTGATGTGAATTGTGATCTGAATATCACGGATGTTGTCAAGTTTGCTATCAGATGCACCCGGAAGTAACTGCATTATAAAATGGCGGTTTTTAAATACCAAAATGCAAGAAATGGCATTAAAACAAAGGCTTTTTATATACGGTTTTGCCGTGAAAAAGTCCCTGAAACATAGGAAAATAAAGGGATTCTGTTATATACACCCCCTATGTTTGGGAAGAAAGAAGGTAAAAGATACATGAAAAAAGTAGATAGATTGATAATTAAAGCAAAGAAAAAATGTGGATATGAACGCCTTGCAGTTGCTTTTATTTATCCATCAGAAGAAGAACCGGGTAAATGGGTTGCAAGGGGTGATATTTGGAACGGAAAAAAGGGCAGCGGTATAACACAGGCAATATGTAGCACTTGTGAATCTGTTGATGATGCTATGAAAGCATTGGAAGAACTTGCTGAAAAATACCCGAATGATAAAGACCTACGAATATTTATTGATGATCTGAAAGAATAGGCGGTGATGTTGTGAAAAAACTTGATAGATTGGTAAAGGCTGCAATGGTTCAGGCTGATACAAAAGCACAGATTAGGAAAAAGGAAGTATTTGAAAGGATGACTACTGAACAGTTGAGTGAACTTGTGAACGGCAATCCATCTGATGAACGCATTAAAGAAATATTAGCAGCGGTTGATGGTTTATGGTTACTGAAAGAAGGTGAATAGAATGGCAAAAAGAAATTTGAAACTTGATACCCCGGACAATATCAGAAAAGCACTGGCAAAGGTTGCCAATATGACCTATAAGGGGGAAATTGATACCAAGACCGCTAATAGCATCACTGCAACGTGTAACGTGATTTTAAGCGGTATCAGGGTTGACGATCAGGAAAAGAAGATTGCTGAATTAGAGCGTATTCTAAATGAAAATGAAGATAACTGATGTTTTGGACGGCATCAGGGTGGCAAATGGTGGTTTTAACTGCTGCCGGATGACAAGAAACATAGGAAAATAGCGGTTTTGAATGGTTGGGGTTTCCGAATGGTTACATTGTGGAAACCCTGACAGGAAGGACAAGGTGAATGAACAGAAATACAAGAAACTTGCAGATTCTAAGGGAAAAAATAGGTGTTGAACAGTTCAGGGTTATTGCTGAACTTCTCAACCAAGAACACCTGACTTTTGGGGACTATACCCGGGGCGGG